TTGCAACCAGCCTGATGACATCAGCAGGTGCGCTTTCTGATCTCAATGCTTGCCAGATCAATAAGACATCAGGACAGGTATGGGCCAACGGTGCGAACGCCTTCACGTTCGGCACATCCCTGGCCAACGGCAATGTCGTGTGCATTGCGCTCGATTGCACTGCGCGCTTGATCTGGTTTCGCATTGGCGCAGCAGGAAACTGGAACAACAACGCGACATACAATCCGGCAACAGGTGTTGGCGGTGTCGCCATATTCAACTTCGGCGCGGCGCTTCAGGCGTTCCCGTTTGCAGGATTGCAGGCGACATCTGATCAGATCACAGCGAACTTCGGTGACAGCGCGTTCGTCGGTGCAGTGCCAAGCGGCTACACGAGCGGATTCACCGCAGGCGCATCTGTTCCCACCAACGCCCTCGCATCGCAGGTCGCCGCCGAGCACTGGCTGACGACCAGCCCGCAGGCACAGATCACGCAGGTGGTCGCCGAGCACTGGGCCAGCGTCGCGTCCGGCAACCTCCAGGCCGTCGTGACGCAGGTGCTGCTGGAGCACTGGACCAGCGTCGCCGTGGTGGTCCCTGCCGCAGGTGGCCCTATGGTCGCGATGATTCACTGAGGAGAGCGCCGTGCCACTGGACTTTCCGGGTAGCCCTGCGATCAACGACACGTGGACCGCCAGCAACGGCGTTACCTACACATGGAATGGCACCATGTGGACCGTAGCCGGGAGTGGTTCCGGCACCGTGGCGGCAGCCAACAACGTCGGGCGCAATCTGGTGCACAATGGGCTGTTCAATGTGGCGCAGCGTGGTGCGGGCGGATTTAGCACGACAGGATATACGCTAGACCGTTGGGGTAGCTACTTCGTCAATGGGTCACAAGTCATAAACCAAATAGCGAACCCTGATGCTAGTAGTGCAGCAATAGGTGATGAAGCGTCTGCATTCATTGTCCAGGCGAATATCACCGGCAGTGCCACAGCAGGCTCCGTCAACGAGATATATCAGTGCATCGAGGATGTCAGGCGGCTGGCCGGCAAGACGGTCACGCTCAGTCTGTGGGCTTGGATGGGTTCTGGTTCCGCGAAGATTGGCGCGAACGTCTATCAGTCGTTCGGCAGTGGTGGGTCGCCATCTGCGAGCGTCTTTGTTCCGGGTCAGTCGATTACGATAACAGCAACACCAGCGCGCTATTCGTTCACATTCAGTCTGCCTTCTGTAGCGGGCAAGACGATTGGCACGAACGGCAATAGCTTCACTGGCCTTAACCTGTATTTCTCTGGTGCCACCGATCAGAACACGAACACGGGTAGCGTTGGCGTGCAGACCGGCTTTTTCTACCTCTGGGGCGTGCAGCTGGAGATCGGCAGCGTTGCCACGCCGCTGGAGAAGCCGGACCCGCAGGTCGATCTGGCGAACTGCCAGCGGTTCTATCAAACGGGACACTTCTCCATCATGGGGTCCTCCGGTGCTGGCGGTCAGTTCGGCAGCACGCTTGGCTTGCCGGTCGCTATGCGCGCGGCGCCAACGGTGGCCCTTGTCGCACCGTCTTATACCAACGCAAGCGGCGGTGCCTCGGGCAACGCGGGGAGCACATCAGCGATCCTAAACTACGCAAACGCAACTGCGGCTGGAAGCACGGCGTATTTTAGTGGTGACTTCACCGCATCCGCTGATTTGTGACAGATTAGATATGTTTCCAGCTTTCTCCCTTGGAAATACGCCATATCGTTTGCAACGAAACGCCGTAGGTCTTGGCTATAGCAGACAGCGTCTCTCCCGCTTTGCGTCGCGATCGGATCGCCGGAATGTCGGCCTCAGATACCCTGGCGTTCTTTTGCTCGCTTCCCCGTTTTCTGCTCTCTGGATGCTTGCGCGAACCATTGGCATCGCCGCGCGCCAAACGCTCTGGATGTCGTCTGGCGCCGTTGGCGTCACCGGTCAGCAACCGACTTTTAGCGGCGGCGTCTCTGATGTTGTCTCCCTGCGTGCCAAGCCGAAGATGCGCGGGGTTACAGCAAGGAGGATTATCGCAGATGTGGAGCACGCAAATGCTATCCGAACGCAGCCTCTTAACGTCAGCCAACCTGGTGCCTGTGGCCAGTTGATAGGCTATCCGATGTGTAAGGCGCTGTCTTCCATCCCAATACATGCTGCCATGACCAGAACTATTGCCGCGCGCTCCGACAAATGGCCAGCAGGCGTCTGGAGCGCCAACCGCTACGCGGCGCCAGAAGCGTTCAGGTGTGGTGTCCATAGCCCGATTTTCGGAGGTTCGATCTGACATGGCAAGCGAATACCAACTGGTCGCACAGCTTCCTGGCATGACGATGCAGACCGTGCAGCGCATGTCTGACGGCGCGTTCATCCCGTTCGATCCAGCCAATCGGGACTATCAGGAATATCTGGCATGGCAGTCGGAAGGGAACGAACCGGACCCGGCGCCGGAGCCGCACACACCGACCGAGGAGAGGCAACCATGACAGTACTCACAGGCGTCATCCGCGCATCGTCGACCGGCAATCCGGACTGGAAGCCGTGCGACGGCAGCACGGTCTACGTCGCCGAGAACAAGCTTGGCGGCATCCAGGTGCTTCCGCGCGCCGCTCCCGCGCCAGGGTATGGCGATCATCGCGACTGGAAGCGCCGTGTCGGCACAAAGTATGGCTGGACCGGCCTCGGGCCGAATGGCTTTCGCTTCCGCCTGCCTGTCGCGAAGGATGGTAACTACGTCAAAACCAACGACGACACCGCCGACACGTAAGGAACGACAGATGCCCGACTCGTTCACCACCAACCTGAACCTAACGCTTCCGGAGGTCGGAGCCTCAAGAGATACTTGGGGTACCAAAACGAACGACAACTGGAACGTTGTTGACGAATTTCTGTTCATGAGTATGCCGATCGGTGCGGTGCTGGATTTTGCCGGGGCCGCTGCGCCGGATGGCTGGCTGATCTGCGACGGGCGTCTGGTCTCCAGGACCACCTACTCGCAGCTGTTCGCGGTGCTCGGCACGGTGTGGGGCGCGGGAGACGGCAGTACGACATTCCGGCTGCCTCCGACATCGGGCCGCGCATCGGTGGGGCCGGGCAATGTCATCGATGAGATGGGTGCCACGGTCAATTTCACCTTCGCGCAGATCCGTGGCGCGGTGGCGCGTCCGATCGCGCAGACCTACCTGCCGGCGGTCGCCATCGCCACGGACGTGCAGGGCTGGCACGGGCATACCGGCGCGACCTACGGCGCAGGCACACACGCACACAGCACGGACGTGCAGGGCTATCATAGCCACGGCGGCACGGCTGGCGGCGGCCTTCATGCCCACCTTGGCTGGACCGACGTGACCGGCGCGCACCAGCACAACGTGCCGACCGAGGGCACGCTGGGAATTAGCGGCGGGGGGTATTCTTCGGCAGCCGATGGCAGCTACGCCTACCGCGGGCAGGTGACCGACGTGCAGGGTAGCCATAGCCATAATATCCAGACATATGAGGCCGGCACGCACAGCCACAGCATCTCTGGCGACGGCAGCCACGGGCACAACATCAGCACGGTCGGCGACCACGCGCACAACCTCTATACCGATGGCGCCGGCAGTCATCAGCACACCATCACGCTAGGCTCGGGCACTTGGTTCGACATCATGGCGCCGGTCGTCGTGGTGACCAAGATCATCTACGCCGGCCAGCAGGCATCCAGCCGCACCATTACCGGCGCTGTGGCGGGCGCAGGACCAACGCGACACCTCGCCGCACCGTCGAGGGGCAGGCACTGACATGCCCATCCAGCGCGTCCTGCAGGCGCCGCCGCCGGGCATCTTCCGGGGCGCCACACCTGCGGCGTCAGCGGGCCGGTGGTTCGACTCAAACGGCGTACGGTTTCGCCAGGGGCAGGCGCAGCCGATCGGCGGGTGGGCCATCCAGCCCAACACCGGCACCGCAACACTGGCGCGCGATATCCTGAAGTGGCACGACAACAGCGGTATCAAATGGGCGGCGTTCGGCACCGACGACAAGCTGTTCGCCTACAAGTTCGATACCCAGACGCTTTTTGACATTACTCCGACTGGTGTCGGGCCGCTCGAGCCGCCAGGCGCCAGGGTGGGCTACGGCCTCGCGGACTACGGCGAGAGCACCTACGGCACGGCGCGGGATGCCTCCGACGTCGGTCCGCAGGACATCGCGGCACTGATGGGCGACCGGTGGAGTATGGACACGTTCGGCGAGATCCTGCTGATCGTGCCGACGCAGGACGGGCACCTGTTCGAGTGGGACCCCAACACGCCCACGGTGCTGCCGACGATCGTCACCGAGGCGCCCGTGCAGAATCGCGGCGTGGTCGTCACCGACCAGCGCCACGTCGTGCTGCTGGCAGCGGGAGGTGATCCGCGGGCGATCGCCTGGAGCGAGCAGGAGAACTATCACGTATGGACGCCGCTGGTGACCAACCTGGCCGGCGACAAGCAGTTACAGACGCAGTCCTACGCCGTGGCGGCGGTCAAGGCCGGGCAGGGCGTGCTGATCTGGACCACCAACGACCTGCACCTGATGACCTATGTCGGCCCGCCCTATGCCTATGGCATTACGATGATCGCCTCCGGCTGCGGCGTGATGAGCCCGCGATCGCTGGTGCAGATCGGTAACAACATCATGTGGCCCGGCCTGCAGACGTTCTGGAGCTACTCCGGCACCGTGGCTCCCATGCCCTGCGAGGTGCAGGACTGGTTCTTTTCCCTGGTCAATCGCGAAATGCTGGGCCGGGTGTTCGGCTCGCCCAACCCGACATTCAGTGAAGCATGGTGGGACTGGCCGGACGAAGGCTCGACCGAGTGCAACCGCTACATTGCGGTGAACTACGCTGATCAAGGGCGCCCTTGGACCATCGGGGTGCGTCATCGCACCTGCGCCGATCCGTCAGGAGCGATGGACTTCCCGGTGCTGGGCGGGCCTGCGCCGTCCGGCAGTGGCGGGGTGCTGTATCTGCACGAGTATGGCGTCACCGATGCCGGGCAACCGCGCGGTGGCACCGGGCAGATCTACCTGGAGAGCGGTGATGTGTCGCTCGGCGAGGGCGACAAGCGCTACCACGTGCGACAGGTGGCGCTCGATGCGACGACGGCGTCCGGCGTGATCCAGAACGTGCTGGGCTGGCGCTTCTTCCACAAAGAGCAGATGCACGACACGACCGAGTATGACACCGGCACCTACACCGTGACGCATAATGGGCTGCTCGATGTGCGGTTCAGTGGTCGCGTTGCCAGGATCAGGCTGGAGGCGCTGACAGACGAGCCATGGGCGGTCGGACGGCCTAAGCTGATGATACGGCCAGGGGGGAAGCGATGAGCGGCAGCGCGCGCGCGCCAGCGATCCATACGCAGTTGCGGTATCCGCCGCAGCCGTATGCGGCACCCACGGCTGGCTCGGTGGACGAGCGGCTGGCGGACATCGCCAAGGCGATCAACAGCAAGGCCGACCGGATCGGCATTCCCAACGTCACGGCGATCCAGATGACCGGCCAGAACGGCCTGCCGTATCTGCTCTATGTCGATGCAACGGGCACGTTGAAGTGCGATCCGGTGGTGGAATGACCCTGACCAACGAACAGAAGGTCCGGCGGTTCGAGAAGGCGCTGGCGCAAGGTGGCGGGACTCACTCTATCGCTGACGTGCTGGACCGGATCGGTGAGGGCAAGGCGTGCTGCTGGACCAACGGCGATTCGGTCGTGGTCACCGAGGTGCTGGTGTATCCCAGACTCCGCGCCGTGAACTACTGGTTGGTGAGTGGCCAACTGCAGGAGTGTGCTGCGCTGCAGCCGGACATCGACGCCTGGGCGGTTAGTGAGGGGTGCGGCATAGCTACGGCTACGGGCCGCATGGGCTGGATGAGGCTCTCCAAGACAATGGGACAGGATTGGAAGCCTGCCGGTGTAAAGTTTGTGAGGGAATTGACGCTATGAGCGGTGGCGGCGGAAGTGGGGCCTCTACAAACACGGTGCAACAGAGCTCAGCGTATATACCACCGTGGCTGGAGGGCTATTCAAAGGACGCGGTAGACCGCGCCAACGCGCTGTCCCTGAATGCGTATCAACCCTACGGTGGCCAGACCGTTGCCGGCATCGATCCGGCGCAACAGCAGGCATATAACCAGGTCGCCGCCATGCAGGGCCTGGGGACCGGCGCCGCAGCCAGTGGCATCAATGCCCAGGCTGGCATGGCGGGACAGGTCGCACCGCTCACCGCCGCTGGCATCCAGGGCAACACCAACCAGTTGCAGCAAGGGTTCAACAGCCAGGTCTACGGGCCGTCGCAGGGCCTGCTGGGCAACTACACGAGCCAGGGTCCGGCGACGGCGCAGGGCGTCGCGGCTGGCGCGCAGCAACTGATGTCGCCTTACACCAGCGCGGTGATCGATCCGGCGAACCAGCTGATGCAGCAGCAACTGGCGCAGAACCTGCACACCATCGGTGCCGGGGCGAACCAGGCGGGGGCGTTCGGTGGCAGCCGGCAGGGCGTCCAGGAGGGCATCGCGCAGTCACAGGCGGCGCTGGGGTCGGAAAAGTACCTCGGCGATCTGCTCAACAACCAGTGGAACCAGGCCACCGGCATCAGTCGCGACGTAGCGCTGCAGGCGGGACAGCAGGGCCTCGCCTCCAACACCGCGTTGGCCAACCTGCTACAGGGTGGCTATGGGCAGAATCAGAAGCTCGGCGCGGACATCATGTCGTCCAATCTGAGCCAAGGCCTCGGGGCGGCGCAGAACCTGCCGCAAAGCCTGACCTCGCTGCAGAACATGATGCTGGGTCAGAGCAACGCCTTGAACCAAGCGGGCACGCTGCAACAGCAGTATCAGCAGCAGTTGCTGAACGCGGCGCAGGGTGCGTTCGCCCAGCAGCAGGCGTTCCCGTATCAGCAGTTACAGACGCTGCTGGGTGCGGTGTCGGGCATTCCATACAGCACATCCAACACGGGGTTCGCGCAGGAGATGAACCCGTATTACTCGAACCCCTACGGGCAGGCGATCGGCGGCGTTGCGGCGCTCGGTGGCTTGGCCGGCGGTGTCGGCAGTGTTCTCAACAGCTACGACAACCTGGGGACCGCATAGATGGCCGACGCGGGCGTAGGCGAGGCAGCCATCCTTGCTGCGGTGGCTCCGGAGGTGATCGGCGGCGCCGCGGCGGCAGGCACCACGGCAGCGGCCACGGCTGCGACGCTGGCAGCGATGGCACCGGAGGCGATCGGTGCAGCCGGGGCACTCGCTGGGACAGCCGCTGTGGCGCCGGAGATAGCGGCGGCTGCGGTGCCCTCGCTCGGGTTGGCGATTCCTACCACGGCAGCCGAGGCGGCGGCGACGCTTGCCCCCACGGCGGCAGAGCCGATCTTTCTCGGCGGCGCCGTGTCAGAGCCGGCAGCGGCGGGGCCTGTCATCGAGGGCGGCGTGTGGGACAGCGCCTCGACCCCTGGACTGCTGGGCGAGACGGGTGCCCCGGGCACATGGGGCGGGCCGGTGGAATTGCAGGTATCGGATGCGTCGGTGCCGGGCTACGTCGATTCCGGCACGTGGTCGGGCAAGACACCGGGCCTGCTCGATAAGCTCGGCACGTGGTGGGACAATGCGACGCTGGGCGAGAAGCTCAAGGCCGGCGGCACAGTGCTGTCGGGCGTCAGCACCGCCGCCAAGGCGGCATCGCCATCGACACCATCCAGCGGTCCTAAGACCACGATCCGGCCTGGCACCACCGGCAAGCCGATGGGCGGCGAGCAGGCGCTGGCGCAGGTGGTCGAGGCGCTGCTGAAACGCCGGGATGCCTACACCGGGGCGCAATACGGTGCGCCGGTTGCGTATCGGCCACGTGGGTTGCTGGGGTGAACCATGCCAACGCTTGAAGAGCAGATCGCCGCCCTGAACGAGTCGCTGAATTCGCAGCAGGCCCCGGTGCTGCCGACGCTGCCGCGCGGGACGCCCGATGACGGCACACGGCCCGGCTTGCTGGGACGGATCGGTGAGGTGCTGGCGGGCGGACAATCGCCGACCTACCGACTGCGGGGCCGCGAGGAAGACGCGGCGGGCTCGCGGGCATTGCTGAACTTCGGCCTGAACATGCTGATGGCGTCGGGGCCATCGCGGGTGCGGCCTGATCTGCTCACGGCGGCGGCGACGGGGCTGCAGGGCGCGCAGCAGTCGATGGATCTGGACCAGCGGCGGGCGGCTGCGGTGGCGCAGCAGGATTACCAGCAGCGGATGGAGTTGGCGAAGCTCGGCGTCGAGCAGAACCGCGACAAGATCGAGCGGCTCAAGGCGATGCTGCCGTTGCTGCAGCTGCAGAATCGCCCGGTGATCAATGCCGATGGCAGTGTCAGCACAGCGGGCGCAACGGGTGGTGGTGGGGCGGGTGGTGGTG